GAATGGAGTCATTGTTTTCGTTACACCAACATTACTTGGGGCGACTACATTCCCTGCTGACCCATCGTTAGCCAGAACAGGCTTATGGATATATCCATGGATTTTTGCGCCACGGCTTATAGCTTTTTCTGGTTTCTCCAGAACAAGGCAAGCAGCACCTTCCCCCATAACAAATCCATCCCTTTGTTCAGAGAAAGGAATTGACTTAGATCCAATAGCACCTAGTTTGCGAAAGAAGTGCATATCCCATTCATTATTAGCAGTTTCAGATGCGCCACAGATGATATAATCGTATTCATCTGCTTTTGTGAATGCATAATCTAGCTGATATAAACTTGTCGAACACGCAGAATTAAAGCCAACTGAACCACCTGTGAAATTATACAGAATGGGAATCAACCCACTGATATAATCTTTGAGACCTTGTAACATTGTTTTTGGTTTTATTCGATTACCGCCATCAGATATGTCCATTGCATAATCACTAAAGTGTTCATTCATGGCTGATAAAGTCGAGAAAATAGTAAAAACATTTTCGCTATGTGGGACATCAGTCAACGCCTGTTCCACGACATGTAGTGCCAACTTGTTTGCCTTCACAAGCGAGGCATAAGCTGGTGCTCGCATATCTGGCTTCAACAAGTCAGTATCAACTGATGTAAACTGACCATCGACACAAATTGGAGATTGATCAGAAATGTATGACTGAAAGCATTCTTCGGGATTACTGCCCAGATTGTCAATCAATCCAATACCTGTAATTGCAAGTCTATTCGTTGTCATCATACTCAGCCATCATTGCTTTGATATTTGTCAACAACTTTTTATTCTTTATAGCATTCATCACAGCACCGTCCTCAGAGAAATCATACATGTAAATATAATCGTCTATATGAGTATCAATGGGATGAATTTCAAATTCTTTGAGAGATTGTATGAAGAAAAGAATATCTTCTGCAATGTCGATCATTTCATTAAATCTATGACGTGCAACATTACGGTTTAGCAATATCATACGATTGAAAGGCTCAGCATTAAAATGTTTTTTAGTTATAAAATTCTTGTAACCGATGTAATAATCCACATCACTCTGTTTCCATTCAGATGCAGCACGAACCACTTTAGGTAATAATTCTATTTTGTCTAATCCAATTATTTTACCGCTCGGTCTGATAGCCCGACCACCAACCAAACAACCAATATCGAAGTCATTGTTTTCGATTTCGTAATGAAGACGGGAGACACAACCATCTGAGATATAATCGTCACCGTCAATCGGTAACAACCAATCAGCATCAGTCTCTAAAAAATTCTGCAACACTGAATTTTTACCACGTCCTGGAGTTCCGTTTGATTCGGTAACTCTGACAGGAAATCCGTGATCAAATGCGATTTGAGTTGCCTGAGAAGTAAAGTCAGGATCTGTTGTATTAATAACGACAATCCGCTCATGAGGAGAGGAGTTAGAGTTCACGGATCGCAGACACCGCTTTAACTTCTCAGGCTTCCCGCTGGTCAAGACTGTGACCAGTAATTTAGTCATCGCTGTGCTCCAGATCGTGCACATGTAAAGCGATGAGTGCATAGTGAAGAACCTTTAGCAAATCAGCACGGTTCTTCCCAGCTTTCTTACCATAGCGTTGAGTGTATTTCAAAATGTTGCCGAGGCAAAAACCTTCACCGTGACCAGCATCGATAATAAACTCAGTCGCTTGATATTTGTTTTGAGAGTAATGCTCATCATATGTAGCATCAACATATTTCTGAAGGTCAGCCAGAAGCTGACCCTCATTGTATTTGTAATCAATCAATCCATATTCCTCACGAGTCATCTTCATTGATTCTGACATCTTCTTCCTCTTTTCCTAATTCAACACCAGCGTCAACCTTAGTATATAGGTCTAAGAACGCTTGCCGTGTATCTTCATCAAAGCGATTAACACACAACTCGATTGCTTTCAGACGATCGTCAAACATAGCATATGCGTTTACGATATGTTCGATCCGACGGGTAGAAACGAGATCCTCGATCGCACCCTCTTTGAAAGTCTTACGAATAACGTCTGCCCAGCGGACAAGTTTCTCAGCAAAGTCTTCATCGACTTTACCGACTTTGTTCATCTTACCGAGAACGATCTTCAACTCTTGAGCCTCAGTCGGATATTGCTGCTCAACAGTAACTGCAAACCGCTCGAGGAATGCTTCATCGAGGATCTGAGCAGAGATGAATTTACCATCGTCTGACCCACGACCTTTAGTATTAGCAGTCGCGATAACATTGAAGCCAGCAGCAGGTGCAATCACTTCACCAGTCTTCTTGTTGAAGTATGGCTTACCCTCAAGGATCGCTTGAAGACACATCATCTTGTTTGAACCACGGTCAATCTCGTCGAGGATAAGGACAGCACCACGCTTCATAGCGGTGAGGACTGGACCTTCACGATAGACGACATTACCATCGACCAGTGTGTTGCCACCAATCAGGTCATCTTCATCAGTCTCGACTGAGATATTGACACGAATGGCTTCACGCTTCAGTTTAGCACAAACTTGCTCGACCATCGTGGTCTTACCATTACCTGACAGACCAGAGATGAAAGTCGGGTAGAAAATACCAGACTTGACAATCTTGACTAGGTCGCGATGAAAACCAAACGCAACATATGTCGTATCAGTAACGGGGATAAGGTTATCGACTTCAACAGCCAACTTAGCTTGTGTCACGATCTTAGCATCCTCTACAGGAGTCGGAGCAGGATTAGAGGCGACAACCTTCAACCCTGCAGCTTCAACCGAATATTTATTGTGACCGACTTTATGGTCGCGGAAAAACCAATGCGGATATGAAACACCGATACGATCGGCGATACCTGCAATCTCTGGACGTGTGAAGATCGCTTGACTCTCACTAGCCAAAGCATCTAACAATTTTTGACGATTCACTTTACTCATAACTAACCTCTCTCTCAAGTTATACTCTATTCTCTCTTATCCTCAGATAAATGTCAAGCAATTTTTTCAATAAATTTACCCAGAAATTTACGCGAAGTGGACTTAGACTTTTGGAATTTACGGAAACCGCGAACGAGATCGTTTTTCTTGTCACCGTTGACTTCCAGATCTTCGACATTACCGAGGTCTTTAGCACGAAGGACATATGCAGACGTGAATCCATTCAAGCCATCCAGCTGAAGGAATCCATCTTTCAGCCATTCATCTTTGTATTGCTTATCGAACTTGATGTCATCGTAACCATGCAGGTTATAGAACATCCAGCGCAAGTCGCTTTTGTTTGAATTAGTTAGGTAGTAATTAATGGTGCGAGAACCTGTAGTTTCATCAAAGTGCTTCAGAGCAGCTTCACATCCAAGGTCAGACCAGCGTTTAGTCCAGATTTTACCACTACCACTTGCTACTGTTGTAACACCACCCTCTTTGATAACAATAGAATCTTTTTGACTATTGTTGCGGTAAGACGGGGTGTCGCCGATCTGAAGTGTTCCAGTGTTACCACCATCAGTCAGGAAAAGAGTATTCAAGACTTCAATGTTATACTGACGACGAAAGTCGATAGCACGATCGCGTAACAATACAATAGTCTCAGCTAAAGGAGTGCCACCGAGTTCTAGATGATCGGGCAGGAAGCAACGGTTCAAGTGGGGTTTACCATCATACTTGTCACTATACGCAGAGGCGAGCAAGAGCAGATTCTCAAAAGATTTTTTATAGACCTTTGCGCTCTGATCGGAACTGATAAGTTTGTTGATTGTTAATGCTGGATCCATAATACGAAGATCTTTTTCTTTCTGATTGTTTACCAGATGTTTCATAAAATCTTCGTGGAACCGATCGGTGAAAGAGTAAACTTCAAACGGGATATTTACTTTCTTGCAGAACGATACTTGAATCAACATTTGCTCGATCGTATCAGCCATCTTGTCATACATCGATCCAGAGAAATCGATTACCATCAGCATACCGTGGTTCTTACCATCAGGAACGACAGTATTGGATAGGAATACATCTTCAGTCAGCTTTGTTGCCCACAACTTATCTGCATTCAGGACACCAGTCTTGTTCTCACGAGACTTGGCAAACTGAGCAGCCTTGCGTTTGGCTTCGAACTGCTGAACCATGTAATTGATATAGGCATTATTTTTAGTGCGGAAGTCTTTGACCATAGAGTCGACAGCATCATTACGAGATACTTTCTCATCTAACCACGTATAGTCTTCTTCGCTGCGATGCGCTTTTTTAATTATCTCTGTTGTTTTGTGATTATCAAACTCTGTCCAAGGATCCATCTTAATCCATTTATTGTAGTCGAGTTTTGGGAAATTAGCATAGAAATATTCACCAGATTGCGCATCCAGCAGCTTGTCTTCATTTTGGCGGAAGGCAGTATCGGTGACAGACTCTGGATCAAAGTCAGACTCTGCATCAGATGTGTCGTCAGAAGATACTGTTTGTTCGGTATCACCCTCAGTCTCTTCGTCTTGATCGTCTCCTTGTTCTTGCGAATCACCCTCGTCACCTAAAGTTTCTTCTTCAGTTTCTTCTTCAGTGTAACCAACCTGCTCGGTTTCACTCTCATCAGTATTGTCACCCTGATCAGAATTGAACTGCATTTCTTCGATCATGTCAGTCATAGCTTCTTCAGTTTTTGACAACTCATAGATCTCAGTAGCAACAGCGACAACATCTTCCCAAGTTTTACACTTGGCGACTTTGTCTACATAAACCAGTTCGGCGTCGGTGAAATCGACAGCAGCGAACATACCAACTTTGAAGTGAATATTGATACGGTCAATCAAAGGATATTCGTTTATATCACGACCTTCCAGACCGAAGAAGTCGAGTTCGAATAATTCTTTGTAACCTTTGAAGAAGTTTTTAACAAGTCCAGGATAGCGACGTTTGATGTCAGCCTCGATACGAGCATCCTCAACTACGTTAAGGAAGGACTTGAATCCACGACCTTTGACGCTGGCAGCATCGTGCCAACCCTCAAGAGGTGTGTTCAATGCATGACTGACCTCATGACCAATCAGCAGGTCATAGAGGTCAGATGACATATCATTAAAGATTGGGAGAACGACTTTACGTTCTTTCAAATCAAAGTAAGCAGTCTTGACTTTTTGATGCTCGACGGTGATATTTTCCGTAGCAAGCAACTTAGCTAATACGCTTTTTTGGCTGATTTCCATAATAAACTCCTCAATCTCTATTCTTAGAGTAGCATATTATGACCAAAATGTCAACACCTAATTTGTGATTTTAGTCAAATTTATCAAAATATCTTGTAATTGCTTTGATTTTTTCAATCTGTTTGTCAATAATGACCGTTCTATTTGGCCATTTGATAATGTCCTTTTCAGGATTCTTCTTCAGATTGAGTAGCAATGGGAGAATTAGATCCTCTACATCGCGGAGTTTAGTAGCAACATCTTGCTCTACTAATGCTCGATGTTCGTTAATCATACCTGAGTTGTCAGCTGTAAGGATACGTGCCTCCAGCTGCTCAAGTTTGTCCATAATCCCTTCTATCTGATCAGACGGAATCTCTGCCTGAACAGGTTGTGTTGATACAGGACTGACCTCAAGGTCATCCTCATCAACCATAGTAAAACCAAAATCGAAATCGTCAGACATTGTTTGCCTCCAGTCGTTTGCGAATGTCAGTGCGAAGATTTTTAGTTACTTTTTTCTTCTGCGCTTTGATGGCACGGTCAAGTTTCATCTTTGACACTCTCTGTGTAAAGTTTTGTCCCAGCATATGGTCATACTCATGAAGAACAACACGAGCGGCGAGATCTAGAAACTCCTCAACTACCTCGTCGCCATTCTCATTATGGTATTTCAAGGTGCATTTTGTAGGTCGTTTTACCATAAGGAAAACTCCAGGAAGCGAAAGGCAACCTTCTTTCATAGAAACCTGCTCATCACCAACGGCAATTAAAATCGGATTCGCGATGTATCTCGTAAGTTTATCACCATCACCGAATACGAAAAACTTCATGTCAAGTCCAACCTGATTAGCAGAAAGACCAACACCACCGAGTTCCTTCATACGCGCAAACAAAGTCTCGCCGACTTCAGTTGGGTTGTATTTTTCAAAGTCAAACAGAGATGGTTCTTTCTTAAGACTTTCATCACTGATTGGTAGTAGTTTTAATTCACCTAAATCCATTATACCATCACCGAATAGTTTTGTTTCTTCTCGAATTTAATCACTGACCTAAATTTATCAAACAACTGATCACCCTTGTGAGAGATGACAAATATATTAGAGTCATCACCAATAGTGTTCAGAAGCGTCATAACATAATCAGTTCCGTTATTGTCCAGCGAACTGTCGAATACCTCATCGAGAATCAACAGATTAGTGCTTGCACTGTTCTTCATCTTAGCGATAGTTCTCCAAGTGAATAGTAATGCCAAGTCAATACGCTGTTTCTCACCCTCGCTAAATGAGGCATATGAGAACTTATCACGACCACGGGATTTGATTGTCTCATTAAACTTCTCATCGAGGTTGAAATTGACAAAGAAATCCATAGCTGCTAGATATTTATTCGCGAGAGAATTAATAGCAGGAAGATATTGTTTAATGATGCGAGTTTTAATCCCACTGTCTTTCAACAACGAGGAAGCCGCATTCATATAGTGCATCTGCTCATTCTTTTCCGAACGATGTTTATTCTTAGAAGTTACTTCTTTTGCGAGTTCTTTAAGTTTGGCTTGTTCGGTTTCGATATCGGCAACCCTACCTCGAGCATCGCCCAACTCCGCATGTAAGCGTTGAAGATATCTTTGATTCGTGGTAATCTCATTGTTGGTCTCAATCAGTTCGCTTTGTAATCTCGTATGATTTTCAATCATCTCATCCAACTCAATGAATTGAGTATCAAGTTCGGAGGATGCTTGGTTGATTTCTTTAATCTTTTCTTGTCGTTCCTGCTGAATTGTCTCTTTGTGTTCGTGAGGAATACCCTGCTTACAGGTTGGACAATCATCATGCTCTTCATAGAACTCAAGTTCTTTATTCAACTTATTTATTTGGGACTGGAATTTGTCTTTGAACCTCTCGAGTTTCCGCCTTTTTGTTTCGGGGTCACCCAGTTGCGTCGCCTGTTCTGATTTGATTGTTGCAGTTTTTTGGAGTTCCGCGATCGCTGTGTCCAACTCATTTATGTTACCCTCGATTTCCGTAATCTTTTCTGCTTTATTATTTTCTAGAGTTTCAATGTAGTTGTTTTGAATCTCTGCTTTTTGTTTGGCAACTTCGACTTGTGCTTCAATGTCACGAATATCTGATTGGATGCCAACCAATTGCTCTTTCAACAATCCATTCATGGTTGTAAAGATCTGAATATCCAAAATATCTTCAATCACCTCACGACGAATATGAGCAGGAAGCTGCATGAACGGTGTGAAGGATGCGCTACCGAGGATAACGATTTGTGTAAAAGATTTGTAATTGAGGTTCAGGATTGATTCTTCCAAAAACTTCTGACTGTCTCTCAAGGCAGCATCCTGATCAATCATCTCGTCATTACGATAGATCTCAAAGAAGTTTGGTTTAATACCACGGCGAACTTTGTATTGGTGTTTACCAACACGAAACTCGACTTCGACTTCTAAGCCCTTATTGTTGATAGAGTTTACAAGTTGTGGTTTGTTGATGTTACGGAAAGGTTTATTAAATAAACCAAAACAAAGGGCATCTAGGAATGTAGATTTACCAGCACCATTTTCACCCAAGACGAGTGTGGTGGGAGAGCGAGTAAATTCTATTTCTGAGAATGCATTACCAGTGGATAGAAAATTCTTCCACCGTAGCTTTTCAAAATAAATCATGTGTTGTTTCTTGCTTCTACATACAGACCCTTGACAACCGATTTGAGTCTCTCACGGTCGAGGTCGGTGTGGATATTATCAATGTAATCATCCAACAGAGTCATTGTATCTTCCAGGTTCAGGTTTTCGGCATCGATCGCTTCGTCTTCAAACTCAGAGAAATCCTCGATAATCTTCAACTCGATAAGGTTACAACTCTCGAGTTTGTCGATAAAGTTATCAAACCGATGAAAGTCTGATTTGTTTACAACAACGACCTTTACAGATCCTGCCTCGAGGCGAGAATAATCAATAGCATCGAGCATTGCTCGAGAAGCATCGTCTGCGTCATTGTAATAGAATTTATGAAATATGTTAAACGGGTTTTGGATGAATTCAAGTTCATCAGTCTCCGTATCATATATATGAAAGCCTCTAGGGTCGTCATAATCGCTCCAAGTAATTTCATAAGGGTTGCCAAGATAAGTAATGTTGCCATTAGTGCTGCGGTGATGAAAATGACCAGAGCAGACAAGATCGAATTTATTAAATATCTTTGGATCCATGCCGTGGTCGTTTGAGTGACCTTTATACATCTGGAAACCAGCAAGTTCATAGTGTCCGAAACATACTGTAGCATCTGTTTCATCGATTGCCTCCATAGTCTGTTGGTAATTATCAGAGCAGATCCAAGGTGTGAATAATATATTCTTTTCTCCGAAAGTCAGTTTGGTGACTTCGGGATAGATTGTGATATTGTCATAGTCAGTCAACAGCAACTCAGGTGAATTTACCTCGTTGGTGTTTTTGAAATATGTGTCGTGATTACCTGGAATCATATGCATATCAATATCAAGTTCTTTAGTGCGGTCAAAGAAATACTTGCGACACTTCTTATAGGTATTGAAATTGATAAACTTACGACGATCGAAAATATCACCCAGATGGATGATGGTCTTAATCTCTCGTTGTTCTAGTTCGGGAAAGAATTTCTCTGCATAAAACTTTTCAAAGAAACTATCGAATGGAATTGAGTCTGACCTCGCACCAAAGTGCGTATCAGTAATAAGTGCAATCTTCATTAGTATTTAATATTCTTTTCTTTTAGGAAATCAGTAACCCATTTGGCAATATATCTGGCTGTTCCATTAGTTGGACCAAGCACCCAATTATTTCCTGCGCTAAATTGTCTGGCGTGACTTTTAAAGTATTCTTCCAGTTGATCTATAAATTCTTCATCAGTCATGCAGCATACCACTCTGGTGTTTCTCGTTTCGTCCACTTTGCCATACCATTTTTGTATTGGCGATAATAATCTCGATAGGCGAGGATTGAATCATCCTGCTTAACATCTTCTGGCATCGCTTGAGGCATCTTGGTAACTGGACCATCTTTGATATTCTCAGGCGGCATGGCCAATACGTCTTGCAGTTTTTGCTGGGTCAAATGAATACGTCCATAGCGGTGTGTGTATTCTTTGCAAAGTTCTTCCCACAGTGAGTAAAGCCACAGGTAGTTAGAAAATGTCTCGCGAGTCCAGATAGCTGACGGATGATTGATATGTGATGCTTTATATAGGACAGCATCCATATTATCGCTCGGATGACGCCAGCGTTTCATACGACGACCTGAAGAGTCATCAATATAGACTTTACCATCCAGCATACGATGTGCTGTTGACATTAGCTGGGCATACTCAATAATCATTTTAACAACGTGCTTGTCGACGTGCTGCTGAGCGGCAGTCTCGAAGTCTTCATCTAAGTAAAAAATATTCATCTCATCCTCCTAAAGATCCGAATATTCCTATCATGCACTATTTTACGAGCAATGTCAAGATCTTTTTTTATCTTTGGGTCAATAATTTTACCCTCGATAACGTCTTTCTCAAAGGTGCGTATAATCTGGACCGCGTCCTTCAAGCGCATCTTGGATTCTTGTTCGGGCATTTTTATCTCCGAGTTTATAAACTGCCACCATCAATTCATACAATTCTAGTTCACTGAATTTCATAATATCAATAGCTTGTGGTTTACCGCGCATGTCCTTTGTTTCTAACCAAAGACGTCCTGAACCTACTCGTATTTCATTAAAGTTTTTAATCATGATTCTCCTCTCAGAATTTTCACTAATGTATTCGTTTGACTGATAGCGTCATCAAGAGCATTATGCCATTGCCCGCCTTGGGCATTTTCTACTTGGCGAATGTGTGCATTGTTGACGCCAAATAAATGTGTTACAGTTTTGTAACAATAACAATGCCAATACTTCCACGGGACTGGTATTTTTAATTCTTGACAGGCTGATTCGATAATACCGAGATCGAACTGTGCGCTGTTACCCCATGTGGGTGTTGATACACCATACCACTCTACAAATTCAGGAATTACTTTATCAAAAGGTTTTACATCCTCGAGTAATGACTTCAGGGCAGCTTTATCCTTTTTAGACCACCACTCAAGTGTGCCTTTATCAATATGTCGATTAAATTTTTTAGCTGTTGAGGCATCAATGTTTTGGTAATATGTATCAATGACACCCTGTTCAATACTAAATTTGACTGCGCCGATCGAAAGAATTGCAGAATTTGCGCGATTACTAAGTGTCTCAATATCAATCATCACTTGATACTTCTTAGGATCTTCATAATCAAATTTATAACTCATTATTCACCTTTTAGTGCAGGAATTTTTTTCTTTGCCATCTCCATAGCCTCTTTGTCGTCGAGATATTTGGGGCGGCGTTTCTTAACGTTTGCTTTCTGATCAGCATGCTTCTCTTCCAAAGAGGCAGCTTCGTCAACAGCTTTACGGATATAATCAAGATACTCAGCATTACCTTCATGACCATCAGCGTCGGCTGTCAACAACTCTTGCATATCAAGACTGCCGATATACTTCTTCTTCGTATCCATCTGCTTCTTCTCTTTTTGAATGCGACGGATAAATGCGTAGTAAGTAATTTGTGTGAAATATGCGAACGGATTCTTAGACTTCGCGGGATCGAAATTATCAATGTATGTGATGCAATTTTCGATACCGTCGAGAATCATCTCATCGCGGAAGGTATAGTTTACAAAATTAGATTTGTATGCAAGGTGGTTCGCGATCTTAACCATACACTCACCGAGATATTCGGTGACTCGAGGTTTTTCCTCACCAGCTTCTTTCGCTGCAATAACTCGCTCACGATATTCACTGATATGTAAAAGGAATTCTTTATTGTCAACATAGTGCCGACTGTTGGGGTCTCTTCTTTTCGCCATAATAAATCCATATTATCTCATAATTTTGTATATGTCAATCATTTTTTTTGCTTGACTATTCATTAGTTTTGGGGTTATAATCAGCATGTGCTGGGTTGATAAGACTAATTTAACTTATTATCTTGCTTCGCTTGAAGCAGTTCGAGTAAGTCTTCTGGTCCAAATTCTTCCTCGGCGGAGTCTTGCTCTTCTTCATCGCGGAAGAACATCCGATCCACCACATTTTCATATCCTTTTATATATTCTTGTTTAAGCGAACCCATCGAAGTGATATCTCCAGTGTTCACTTTGAACATAACATCATCAGATAATCCCATCCATGCCTTTAGCATAAATTGTTCTGAAAAGCTGTCACCCATATCACTCACACCATCAGAAAAAATCTCAATCGGATACAAAACCTCAATAAATTTTTGTTCCTCTAAATTATCTAAACCCTCAACCATACCTACAATCATCGTGCCATCTGTAAAACGAATCAGTTTTGTGTTGTCGGTCATTTATTTACCTTTATTGTTTTATACTTGAAACCTTCTTCGTTGTATAATTTAATACGTCCCAAGAGGTGTTCAAGGGTATAATTTTTGCGGGATTTCCAAGAGAGATCGTCTCCTATATCGTATAGATTACAGGTGACTTTATTATCTCCGAGCCGCAAGCCTCGCCCGATAGATTGGAGGTTGCGTATTCTGCTCTTAGAAGGCGAGGCGAATACTACATTATGTAGATTCCTTATATTTATACCTGTAGAGAATGTGCCATAAGAGGCAATAATAATTGCATTATCTGCCTTCTCTGTGAGAGCGCGGATATTCTCGCGCTGCTCTGTATCTGTGCCACCATATACAAAATATACAGGGCGATTTGGTCCAGCCTTTTCTTTTATCATTTCAAACAAAACACTACCGTGTTTCTCAACGAATTGAAAGAGAACTAATGTGTTACCTTCTCGGTCTCGGACAAGTTTACTAATGAAGCTATTGCGCCACTGATCACGAACGAGCCAGTCAACCTCGTCTTGATATTTCATCTTCTTCATCGCTTGTTTATCTTCATCAGAGTGATTCAACAACAAACAAGTGATATCAAGTTCAGCGACTTTACCATCTTCCATGAGTTCTTTCGTGGTGATGACCTTTGTCACTGGACCAAAGCAACCTTCCAACACAAGGCGATGAGTCTTTGTTCCGTCAAGTGTCCCAGTAGTCCCGAAACGCCAATGAGCATTTTTACATTTATTCATTATAGTTGTGAGAGACTTTGCTTTGAATAGATGTGCCTCGTCTCCATACACGACATCAAACTTGTCAAACCATTTCTTTGGAAACTTGTAGATAGATTGCCAAGTTGAGATTGTCACAGGATATTCATTCGACTTTTCTTTACCACCATAGATACGGTGACAATATTCACTTGCTTGCCAATCTACTTCGCTGGCATAGTCTTGAAAGTCGCCATACATTTGCTCAACGAGAGATGTGGTAGGGACAATGATAAGCTGACGTTTTTTACGTTGTTGAAAATAACGCATAAGAGTATAAATGATTAGAGACTTACCAGATGCAGTAGGTGATAGAAGTAATGACCTAGCACCTTGGATACCTTTGCGGACTGCCTGTATTTGATAGTCGCGTATCTCGATAGGTTTACCACCAGAGTGTAAATTTAAATCCTTGGCATACTTCTCAATGTATTGCGAAGAAACAATATCACCCATTGACTCGATTTGATTTTCAACTTTGTATTCGAGTTGAGCAGCAAAATCTTCTAGATATTTAATCAATCCAACAGGAAGTTCCTTATTGAACATATTGAATAGACGTGCTTTACCGTCCCACATACGAGATCTGTAAGCAGGCATAAACCTTGCTCCTGGAACCTCGAAGGTGAAGAAGTCATTTAATTCTTGAAGAATGCCAGTATCACATTCAACGCTGAGATTGACAGCATCTTTATATGTGACAGTAATATCAGACATTACATAAGACCATTAGTAAATTTAGTCCACTCAATACCATTTTTAATATCCCACGTCCTACTATTTAGGGCACGCATAACACGCTCTAAAAAATCACAGATGGTTCGGATATATTCGACCTTATTTGTTTGTTCTTGTAAGTCGTCATCTGACTCGATCATTTCTTGCATATCTTGCTTCAATGGTTTATTCCCTAGCCATTGATTCCAACCGAGCGCATCGAGTTCTTGTTTTGATAGTTCACCTCTCCAGTATTGCTGTTTGATGCGGCGAAGTTTATAGAATGCAGCTTCAGACTTCCGCAACTGTAGCTTAAAGTTTGAGAGATGGTTGAGGTATTTGGAGTGGAGTTCAGCAGTTTTGATTGTTTCTTTACCGAGTTCTAGCTCGTTAATTTTACAGTCGACTGCCCACTCATCTTGGAGTTCTTTGAGAGTAATCATGCATTTATAATATAGTAGTTTTCAAAAAAAGTCAAGACTAAACAGATTCAATCTTGAAAGTGCGATATCTAAAGCCAGCGATACCTACGAAATAATCTCCAGCACCTTGAGAGATGTCGAAGTCCAATCCTTCTAAACTTGTAGGAAAGGCATCAATGAATGTGATTTTTACATTAGGGTTATTGTTAGAGTCGAGAACAAATAGAGTAGCATCACTAACTTGCGCAAGTGCCTCTTTAGCATCCTTACGAGCTAGAGGAGAACGATACTCCTGAGACTTAATAAAACTTGTATATTGTTCGTGACTTTCTGGGAAGCCTAATCCTGTGAGCCAGTTATATAACTCAACATAATTAGCCATGTCCTCTTGAATCAGGAATCTGATCAGCAATTCACCGAACTGTAATTTATCTCCTGGAAAGGGGATATTAGCAAGCGGTGTTTGCACTTCTGGAGAACCAATAGACATTTGAGGTATGTTTGCCGCCTGACAGAAAAACGATACATTAGGAATGTTCGCAATCTGAAAGCGGAAACCATTTGGGCGCAGAAAATCTAACTCGGTAGGATTGCTACCTCCATCGAACTGTGATTCTTCTACATTTGTAATTGAATTATATGCCATAACACTATTTATAAGAGTTGCAATATAAAAAAGAGGCGACTCTTTTCAGAGCCGCCTCTCTAATAAGCGGTGAGTTAGCCTCACTCTTATTGTTTACATCAGGTTTGTAACTTTAACCGAACGGTAGTATTGGTTACGATTAGCTGTAAATGTATCGGCGTCAACTGTTCCGTCAGATTGCGTAACATATGGGTTAGCGATCATGCCGTAGCGAGTTTTGAAGCCCACTTTTGGCTGGAAGTCAGTTGGGTCGATGGCGCGAACTTGCTGCAGCGGAACGTATGGGCAGTAGAAGATACCAGCGTCATATGCGCTTGTGCCTTTATAGCCAACAACGTAGAACTGAGAAGCAGCACCAGTGTTTGCACTGTATGGGTCAACATATACGCGATAACGACCATTCAGGACGCCAGCGAATGTGTTACCTGTATCATCGACGTTCAGGTCAGTTGACAGAGCTGGAGCATAATCCAGAACGCCAGCCATTGACAGAGCAGAAGCTACGTCAGAAGAACATACGATGAAGTTACCTTTACCGCGACGAGTGTCTTGAGCAATTACGTTGGCATCGCGTTCGATATTGAACAGGAGACCTTTGAAACGCTCAACCGACCAACGACCATTGGAGTCAACATCCAGATCGAATGTGCCAGCAGTAGCAGTTGAAGCGGAACCAGTTTTAGCAACAGCGTAGATTGTGCGGATAACTTCGCGGTTAATTTCAGCGAGGATCTCTTGAGCCAGAATGTTTGACAATTCGCTCTCAGCGTCAAGACCGTGGATAGCTTTCAGGTCTTGAGCCAGTTCGATTGTGTATTCTGATTTCAGAGTTCTTGTTTTCGCTGTAACCGTGATTTTATCAATGCTAAATGTCATTTCAGCTGGGTTAGCCGTTTCGCCAGTGGCGGTAGCGATACCCGTGCCAGTTGTGTAAGAACCATCAACTGGGTTAGAACCAGCGTGAGTGCCTGCGCCAGAGAAGTCGGTATCGGCTTCATTGAACAGAGCTTCAGCACCAGTTTTAGAGCTGTAATGCGAACGCATTGCGAAGATCAGACCTGTTGGACCAGTCATTGGCTGAACGCCACAGACATCATATGCCATCAGGTTTGGAAGTGCACGACGAACAAGGCTGATCAACACTGGATCATATTTGTCGACGTTACCAGTAAGAGACTCAGTTTCGAAGAGAGCTTGTCTTTCTTCGCGCAGAGCAATTTCTTGGTTTTCCAGAGCCACAGCCGTGATTTGACGACGGTGCGGATCTTTAATTTCTGGAAGTTCTGGGTGGTCCAGGATTGGAGCCCATTTTTCCATTTGTGATTCTGAAAGATACATCTTTCGTCTCCTTGCTTAGTTAGTTTTAACTGTTATTATTTATAAATTATTTAAATTTTGCCGATCTAGAAATAGCCTGAGCATAACGATTTACAGGTGTTTCAACATCATCAGAAGCCGTAATGGTTTCGTCGTCGATCAGTTTATCCTCATCAGAAGCAGCCTGTGTAGGGAAATAGTTTTCCTTAATTACAGAAAGTTTTTCAGCATAGTCGCCGTCAAACTCAACTTCTTCTACGAGTTTAGCGAACTTTTCTTGCTCAGTAACTGTCAGGTCAGCTGTGGCTTCTTTAACAGCGGCGGCTTTTTCAAGTTCAATTTTAGTGTTAACCAGACCAACCTTCTCTTCAGTTGATTCGTCAAGTTTCGACTTGAGTGAGTCAATCTCACCCTGCATTTCGCCCAGAACATCGTATTTCTCTTCAGGAATTTCGATGTAATGCTCGGCAAAAACTTCTTTAAGGGAACCGATGAATGATTCTGTGATTTCTGACTTGAGACCTTTCTCAATAGCCAGCTCATTTTGTTTCATCCAGTTTTCGGCAACATAGTTCAGGTAAGAGTCAATCTTTTGAACCATTTCCTCTTTGAATGTTTCTTGTGCGACAGACGCTTCGTTAGCAA